TTGAAGTTCTTTCGGGTAATTTTCTTGCCGACAAAATCTTCAACATCGGTTTTAATCTTTGACAGTTCAGAGAATACTTTCTCTTCCTGTTCTTTTTTAGTCATCATATTAGGCGTGGATTAAATTGTCTAATTCGTTTTGAGTGATTTTGAGAACCCAGCCTTGGACATTTGTCCAATATTCGATTGAGGAATCAAAAAGATCTTTCTGTTTATTCTCTACAGAGAATGGCTCATCTTTGTAAAGGGTAATTGTTTGATAAGGAAGTCCAAGCTTTGGATTATCAGCAAGGACGGAAAAAGTCGATGTTGGCTTATAGTACTTTATCATTTGTTGAGAATAGTTCAATTGCACCTTGGAAAAGATAGGAGTCTTGAGTCCAGTAGTTATGGTTCATCCAGCCAGAAATGACAAGGCAATACTCCTTGAAAACATTTCCCTGCTGTTCAACAAGAAGGCAGGTGTTTTTTAGTTCGCCATCTAGAATCGTAACGTAAAGGAATGGATTTTTATAGGAAACGACATCAACCAAATAAGTTGAAGTCAAATTGACCCCAATTTTTTGGGCGGAAACATTTGGGATAACAAAACGCGCTTTGTATTTCATGTTACGTTTAAAAACTTTTTGATTTGCGAGACAGCCTCGTTCTTTTCTTCCACAGCCTTATCAAAGAAAAACTGCTGATACATAAGGTTAGTTTGAAAAGCTAATGAGTCTGCATAAGTGACCAAGCCATCTTTAAGTTTATCGTTAGTGATGATTAGGTTTTCTGGTATCTTATAGCCGCATTTCTGGATGGTGTTGGCACAATCAGCGTCAAACAGCATCACGACATCAGACATCAGAGCTTCGTAGAAACGGTTGGCAAGAAAAGCGTAATTGGTGTGAGTATGCTCGTCTTCCATATAAATTGAATATTTAAATTTGCGCAAGTCTTCGTTGTTCTTTTGCCATTCAAGCTTTGGCATATAGTTGCAATCACAACCAAGAGCTTGGAATTTCTTCCAGTTTTTGCTGGAAGCTGAAAGGAAAACGCCCCTTGTCAAGAACTTCTTAAAAGATTCTGCCCGCCACTTGCGATAAGTGCCATAATAAATAACCCCACTTTTATCTGAATGGTTTACTGGGGTTCTGTCTGGGTCGATGATCAAAGAATTTAAATTAACTGTGAGCCACTTGTGGATGAAGTCATTAAGTTTTCTATTTGCGATATTCTTGTTCAATATCCAATGCCTGTAGCCGCTTCTTGGATTATTGCAGATCATGTCGTAAACTAGACCTTTTTCGATCACACCCCAACGCAGAAGCTGGTTATCTTCAACGTCGTGATCGTTTACTAGCCAAACATAGCGAGCCTTTGGGTTCTTCTCAATAATTTGCCTGTAAGGTACGTGAGGCATATAAGGCGAAGCATAGGCGCAAATAATTACATCGTATTGTTTGGCAAGTACTTGTGGAAGTGCATACTCACCATCAAGAAGATCCGCGCCAAGAGCGTGCTTCAAAATCAGGCTATTGCGGCAATGCACGATAGACGTATCGCTGTAGTCTTCGGCAAGGGGCTTGCGTTTACTGGTCGCTTCGATAATTAAAATATTCATGCTTTACAAAAATCTCCTTGCTCGTTGGTATAATATATTTCTTTAAACTGGACATCTTTCAATAGCTTTTGGCAGTGCTTGCAAGGTTTACCCATTGCCAATTTGTCATTCCTATCGATTCGGAAAGTGACCAAAGTATTCTTTGTGTGATCGACTTTGCCAGACTTAATAATTGCACAGGCTTCTGCGTGTAGTCCACTGCCATCAAAGTAACCATACTTTTGGTTAATTGGATGTGACTTCTTAGAATTCTTGCCAATTGAAACTATTTTGTTTTTATTTAGAATAAAAGCAAAGTGACGGCAACGAAGGTCAATGCCGTCATAGATGATTAGGTTTCTGGCTAGTTGAACCAGTCTCTCAAACTTCATTCCCTACGGGAATACGATTCCTCAAAACTTGTCAAGCCTTTTTGAACTTCAGTTTTAAAAAAGCGTCATTATCTTCCATAACCTCCGTAAACCCATAGGTTTTCAGCAATTTTAAGAAAGCATTGAGTCGCTTTCTCTTTTTAAATACATTTATAAATATCTCAGGGTATTTGGAGTTGGCAAAGACCTCGTATACTGAATTTTTAATCTGTTCGCTCTGATAGACATTAGGATCAGAGAATACGTAGCTTAACTCCGCAGACAAGCTGGTTATCTGTCTAAAAATCAAAACACAAAAAATGGCTCCATTAGGAGCCACGTAAACTATAGAGTTTTTTGAGTTGTTTTGAATATTAACGGCAATCTCTTTAAAAAACATAGAAGGAGACACTGTAGAAGTGATTCCGAATGCCCCTTGAGCCTTTATAGCTAATCTTAGAACTTCTGGAATATCATTCGTTCTTAATGGGCGAATCTGAAAGGATTCTATTTTTATTTGGTTTTTAGTACCCATAAGTGTAATATAATCTAAAGGTAAAAGGAAATGTCAAGGCAGTCTAATCAAAAGATCAATGCGGAGCTTTTCTCACTAGAGCCAACAGCTTTATTGGAATTCTTCGTCATTTATTATGATTACATTAATCAGCCTGATGAGAAACTTTACATTCATGGCGGAACTAATGGAATACAAGGGTCGATTTATTGGCAAGGTCAAGAGTATTCGCCATTTCCAATTCAAAGCTCAGGGTTCGAAAGCAAAGGCGACGGAAGCTTGCCTAGGCCCAAACTAGCTGTATCTAATCAAGACTTTTTTATATCTAATTTACTCAGAAGGCACAGCAATCTGATTGGAGCTAAAGTAGTTAGAAAAAGAACATTTTTAAAATTTTTAGATAATCAGAACTTTTCTGAAAGCAGAAATCCTTATGGCTCCGCAGATTCGACGGCAGGGCTGGAAGATCAAGTATTTTTTATACTCAGAAAATCTGCTGAAACTAGATCTATAGTGGAATTTGAGTTGGCTTCGCCACTTGAACTGGAGAACGTTACTTTCCCAAAAAGGATCGTGATGTCTCGTTACTGCTCTTTTCATTATCGTGGACTTGGTTGTAGATATTCTGGCCCACCAATAGCAGATGAAAACGATGTAAGGATATCTTATGCTACAGACATGCGCGCTGGATTGATCAGAAGAAAGTATACTAATGACGGCTCTGCGCCGTCAAGTGCAGATGATTTTACCGCAAAATTAGTAGCTTCTACATCTCCTTCTGAAACAGTAACGGCAAATGCGACAGTAGACAATGAAACATCAAAGAGCTATGAATTTATTGGTTATTTCAGGGTTGATCGTGGAGAGGCTGGAAGATATTTTCTAGGCGTCGATCCTGATGACGCAGCCGATATTTTATTAAATGGAAGAGTTGTCGCTAGCAGTTACACTGGCGGCGCCCAAAATGGTTCTGCCCCAAAAGGAACTCAAGTTATTCAAGAATGGTTGCAAGAGGGTAACCACAGAATTTTAATTCGTTTTTGTGCAGCCGCAACCTCTCCGCAAGGTTTAGGCTTGTACTACAAAACTCCTGGATCTGATACTTGGACTGCAATACCAGCATCAAGATTTTATTACGATATTGATGAAACTGGGAAAATGACAACTAGCCAAAGATTTAGCAAAGACATATCTTTATTTAAAAATATCGCTTTGGATGGCTATTCTTTATTTGATTTTGGTTCGGGAGATCGGGGCAAATGGAAATTAAAAACTCAGTATAGAATTGGCGATTTTGTTTACTTAGAGAACTTCAATGTAAAAGTCCCAAAGCAAGATATAAACGCTATCCCAAATTGGGAGCCGTTGAATAAAGTTTATATCTGTATTAAAGACCATACAAGTTCGTCAAATAATCACCCATTTTTTAATAAGGTTTATTGGTTGGCGGATCAATGTTCAAGAACCTTAACTGGATGCTCATTTAGATTTGGTAAACAAACCTCATTACCATTTGGTGGATTCCCAGGAACAGAAGAATATTCAATTAATCAATGAAAACTATTGTTGAACACGCTGAAAAATCTGACCTTGAAGTTTGTGGCTTTATTCTTGTTGAGAATGGCGAGTTAAAAACTGAGCCTGCAAAAAATATAGCTGTGTATGAAAATGATGTATTTGAAATACATCCACTTGAAATTTTACGCCACATTAGAAGCGGTAAGCTGGCTGCGATCTACCACACGCATCCTCAAACAGAAGAGAAGG